GGGCCTGCGGGGTCTAAGCTGTCGACTTTTGCGGATACAGGAGTCACATCGGCTGCGCCAATGGGCAACACCATCTCGATAGTAATTCACAGCGCAGGCACGTTGGCCACAAACCGGACATTGCGGGCGTTTCATCAGGTATTTAATGCCGGACCTTTGCAAAGGGCACGCTAACAGGCCGATTTCTCCAGATTCCTATAAATATCTACAACTTAGAAAAAGGAATCAACCATGGCCCTGATATCACCCGGCGTAGAAGTCACAGTCATTGACGAGAGTCAATACATCCCTTCTGCGGTCAACACCGTTCCATATTTCCTGATCGCTACGGCCCAGAACAAAGTGTCTGGTGACGGCGTCACAGTAGCAGCCGGAACCACCGCTGCCAACGCGAATCAGACCTATCTTGTTACCAGCCAGCGCGATCTAGTGGCCACGTTTGGTGTGCCGTTCTTCTATAGCACCACGACTGGCACACCCATTAACGGCTATGAGCTGAATGAATACGGCTTGCTGGCAGCCTACTCTGCGCTGGGAGTCACTAACCGTGCCTATGTGCAGCGTGTCGATGTAGATCTTACCGAGCTCACAGCCAGCTTGAGTCGCCCCACCGGTGATCCCGCCAACGGTACCTATTGGCTGGACACATCTACTTCTCTCTGGGGAATTCAGGAATGGAACCAGGCCACTGCTACATTTACTGTAATCACTCCTCTCGTGATCACTGATCCCGACGACGTAGTGGATTTTGATTCGGCCGACTACACACCGCTTGACACAGTTGGCAGCATCGGCGACTATGCCGTGGTGGCCAATGCCGTACCAATCCCGGCCTATTACAAAAATGAAGACAATGACTGGGTTGCTATCGGTAGTGATGCATGGAAAACTTCATGGCCCACAATCACGGGCACAGCCAGCCCTGCTTCACTTACCAACGGCAGCAACATATTCATCAATGACAGTTTGGTCACAGTTGGTGCTGGTGCCACTGCCGACACTGTGGCTGGATTTGCTACAGCCATCAACAATGCTGCTATAACTGGTGTCACTGCTGCTGCTGTGAGCGGTCAACTGGTGATATATGCAGACTCCACAGCTACCAATGATGGTTCGACCGGATCAGGTGGTATCGTGGCCATAGATGCCGGCAGCAGCGGCGGCACCGCCTTGCTCGCGGCTCTGGGCATCTCTGCTGGAGAATATCTTGCGCCCACTTACCTGCCCAGCTACAGCTATCAGGTACCGCGCTGGCGCACCACAGATACTGCTCCTCGTCCTTCCGGTTCGATCTGGAACAACATCAGCACTGTAAACAACGGCATGAATCTGCAGCTCAGCAAGTTCAATTCTACCTTGGCTGCTTTTGTGGATCAGGCAGTGCCGGCTTATAGTTTTGATGAAGATGCTAACCTGGCGTTGGATCCTTCTGGTGGCGGCCGCAACATTCCGGTAGGCACCACTTATGTACAGCCTGATGTGACATTTTATAATACCACACCGGACAAGACTTTTAACTTTGAAATACTGGAACGTGTGGCCATTGGCCAGCTCGAGGTCACCGGCACCACAGTGCCTACAAGCTTTACTGTAGGCAACACCTTTACCATACAGGCATCAGCTGCTGGGGTGAACACATTGAACCCAACCGCTCCAGTCACTGTCACAATTGGTGGCACAGGCACCGTGAGTGACTTCATCGCCGGTGTGAGTGCTGCTGCTGTGCCGTTCGTGAGCGCACAGGTCAACAGTGCTGGCAACATCGTGTTTGTTCACAGCCAAGGTGGCCAGATCTATCTTGCAAATACTGCAGGCACACCGCTGACCACGGCGGGATTTACCGCAGCCACATCCAAAGTCCGGATCGATGCCTTTGACGGCAGCCTGTTGCTCAGTAACTGGGTTTCCACACCCTTGTTCACATATTCGGCCAGCGATACTGCTCCTGATCAAGATCCTGCCACAGGCCGGCTCTGGTACTACAGTGCTGTGAGCGATGTGGACATCATGATCCAGGACAACGGAGCATGGTTGGGCTATCAGAATGTCAGCAACGATGTGCGTGGATTTGATCTCACACTCACCAATGCCACCGGCCCCATCGTGTCTGCGTCTGAACCCACAACACAGAACGACACCGCAGAATCGCCCCTGCAGTATGGCGATCTCTGGGTAGACACCAGCGATCTCGAAAACTATCCCAAGCTGTACCGCTGGCAGCCTGTGAGCGGTGTGGACCAGTGGGTGTTGATTGATACCACAGACCAGGTCACCGAAAACGGCATCCTGTTCGCGGACGCTCGCTGGGCCGGCAACGGTACCACTGACCCTGTGGCTGATCCGTTCCCCACTATCGAGGGCCTGCTTACCAGCAACTATCTCGATCTTGATTCTCCGGACCCTGCACTGTACCCCCAGGGCATGCTGTTGTTCAACACACGTCGTTCGGGTTACAATGTCAAGAGCTTCCAGAACAACTACTTCAATGCCCAGAGCTATCCTGATGATGTGTTGCCCACGGTGAAAAGCACTTGGCTCACAGCGTCAGGCAACAAAGACTCTGGTGCCATGTGGTCGGGTCGCCAAGCACAGCGCCAGCTCATCGTGCAGGCTCTCAAGAGCGGCATTGACACCAGCGCGGCTGCTCGTGAAGAACAGAATCAGTTCCAGATCATAGCCACACCAGGCTATCCTGAACTGATCCAGAACATGGTGGCTCTCAGCAACGAGCGAGCCAACACCTTGTTCGTGGTTGGTGACACACCCATGCGACTGGATGCTTCCGGCAACAGCCTCGTGGCCTGGGCCACCAACAACAACGGTCTCGGTCTTGAAACCGAGGACGGACAGACCACTACCAGCAACTATGCTGCCACGTTCTATCCTTCCTGCCAGACCACGGATCTCTCGGGCAACACCGTGGTGGCACCGCCCAGCCACATGATGATCCGTACCATACTGCGTTCGGATGCTGTGAGCTATCCCTGGTTGGCACCGGCTGGTACACGTCGCGGCGTGATCGACAATGCTTCGGCCATCGGCTACATTGATGCTGCCACCGGAGAGTTTGAACAGTTAGCCGTGGGACAGGCAGTGCGTGACATCCTGTATGAGCGCAATGTGAATCCTATTACCTTTATCCCAGGAGTGGGCATCACGAACTTTGGTAACAAGACATCTACCACTGTGACTACTGCACTTGATCGCATCAACGTGGCTCGCCTTGTGGCGTTCTTGCGTGGACGTCTGGAAGAGATCGGCAAGTTGTTCTTGTTTGAACCCAACGATCAGATCACTCGAGATGAAATCACGAACACCGTGAACTCGCTCATGATCGATCTTATTGCCAAGCGTGCGATATATGACTACTTGGTGGTTTGCGATCTCAGCAACAACACGCCGGCTCGAATCGATCGCAACGAACTCTGGGTGGACATTGCCATAGAACCCGTGAAAGCTGTGGAGTTCATCTACATTCCACTGCGCATCAAGAACACAGGTGAAATCTCTGGGCAAGCAGGCTAAAAGGCAGGGGTGATCTCGGTCACCCCGCCAGGTAAATAAACATATAGGAGATAACACATAATGGCAAGCGCATCACTCAATAAAATGACAGTTCCTCTTGGCGGTCCCGGATCGTCACAGGGCCTGTTGATGCCCAAACTGAGATATCGTTTTCGGATATTCTTTGAAAATTTCGGCGTTTCAAAACCCACAACTGAACTTACCAAGCAGGTGATCAGTTTTACAAGACCGAATTTGACATTTGAAAACATAGATCTCCCAGTGTACAACTCCACGCTGAAATTGGCTGGCAAACATTCCTGGGCCGATGTCACTTGCGAAGTACGCGACGATGCATCAGCACAGGTTCAAAGATTGGTAGGCGAGCAGATGCAGAAACAGATGGATTTCCTAGAAATGGCATCTGCTGCTGCAGGTATCGACTATAAATTTACCACCAAATGCGAAATACTGGATGGCGGCAATGGTGCGGTAGAACCAGTGGTTCTAGAAACTTGGGAATTGTATGGTTGCTATTTGCAGGGAGCAGACTACGGACCTTTGAACTATGGAACTAGCGAGCCGGTCACTATCAACATGACTATTCGTTTTGACAACGCCAACCAGATCAATGCAGAAACCGGAGCAGGATTTGGTATAGGTCAAGCACTTGGTTCAGCAGTTGAGAGAAGCCCCACAAGTGTAGCAACTGGTGCTGGACAAGGCGCCTAGGGCGTAATCCATGCCGACCTTCGGCCAGGATTTTCTTAAAGGTTTTACAGGCACAGGCGAGACTCTGCGTGACTACACTCACGCGAGTCGCGTTTTCACCACAAATGCTTATGAACTAAAACCACGCTACAAATTTCTCTTCCACGTCAGCTTCACCATCAACGTGCAAGAGATTCCCTATCTCAAGGGCGTGTTGCCCAATGACGAAATCAATCAACTCAGCTTGCTGGTAAAAACAGTGGATCTGCCGCGCTTTGCCGTTGATACTGAAACCCTGAATCAGTACAATCGCAAGCGTGTGGTGCAGACGAGAATTAACTACAATCCGGTCACTATCACGTTCCACGATGACGGTGGTGACAACGCCCGGCGGATGTGGTATTACTACTACAGTTACTATTACAAAGATGCTACGCAGCAGTATCTCTCACCCAATGTCACCAACGGCAGCGGCGGCGAAAGTGCGAACCGCCAGGCCGGCTTTGGCTACAATGCTCGTGATATCTACAGTGATGTGCTGCAGGTCAAGGACTGGGGCTATGTGGGAGAAAGCTGGAATGATGGAACCAGTTCAGCATCGGGCAAACCGCCCTTCTTCCGTGACATCCGCATCTTTGGCATGGATCAGCGCAAATATGCAGAATATGTCTTGATCAATCCCGTGATATCCTCCTGGAATCATGACACCTATGCCTACAGCGAAGGCAATGGCACCATGCAACACAGCATGACCATCAACTACGAAACTGTGAAATACTACACCGGTGGCATCAGCAGACCGGGCCAGGGCGGCACCAGCATACCAGGCTTTGGTGATGAAGCTCATTACGATACCCGGCTCAGCCCCATCGCCAGACCTGGCGCCAATGGCACTGTGTTTGGTCAAGGCGGCCTCATTGATGCCGGCGTGGGCATCCTGAGCGATCTGCAGAGTGGCACTGTAGGCGGACTCGTGGGTGCGGCCCAGACTGCCATGCGCACCTATCAGACTTTCGGTGGACGCAACGTGGCGGCCATAGCTCGCAGCGAGGCCATCAGCCTGGGCACAAACACCATACGTCAAGGCATTCCAGGTGCAGTAAGACCTATCTTGAACCGGCCCACCGGGGTGTTCATACCCACACCGGGCACCAATACCCAGCCCGGAGTATAACATGGCCACTGGCAGCACAGTCAATCAAACTAATCTCAACATCGATCAGACTGTCAGGGTGTTTGATCAGTTCTATCGGTTTGAAGCCAATGTACCTGCTGCCGAATATGACATAGTGTACAGCTACTTTTTGTCCGCTATGTCAAACCGCATCGTGGCTCAGAACTTCACGGTGAGCCTGTTCCAGGTAGCACAGAACACCGGTATCTCTCCGCTCACTCTGCTGCAAGAATTCCAAGGTCTCAACGGTGTGGATCTCTCGGCCAGCCTTGCCTATTATCTCAATCAGATCCGCAGCCGGGCCACGCTGCTGGGCGTGGGTGCTGCCTTGATACCCAATGCCTACGCGGCACGCAACGTGCTGCAATGACACGCTGGGCCCAGGGCAAATATCAGATCATCAATCCTGCCAAGTATGTGGGCACCGGTCTGCCACGGTATCGTTCGGGCTGGGAACACAGCTTCATGCGATTCTGTGACACCAACGACAATGTTTTGCAGTGGGCCTCAGAAAGCATATCTATCCCGTATCGACATCCCATCACGGGCCGCCAGACCATCTATGTGCCTGACTTCTTGATAACCTATCGT